TTAGTATAAATCTCTTCTAATATATCAGAAAATTTTTTCTTACCAAATACAACATTGTCTAATCCATTCATAATATTTTATTTATAAATATGAACATTAGAAATTTGTATATCCGTTTTCTAGATAAAAATAATAATGTTGTTTAAATATATTATATAATTTATCAGCTATCTTAGTGATTTTAGGGGTTTTAGCGTCAATAATCTCACGAATGTATATATATAGTGCTTTTTTATTAAAGACGTCTATATCCTCTCTCTTACGAAATAACTCAAGAATAGCATCAGCTATTTGAGCGTCTGTTTCTTTAGGAAATAAAGTATAAATATTATTAGTACAATGAATGATGTATTCATCTAAAAAATTAGATAATCTATCTTGAGATGAACCTTCATCTATTCTATAAGAAAAATTTTCATTTGATTCAATTTCCTCAATAGGTGCTTTATCTACTCGTTTCTTATAATTTTTAGTATTAGTAATAATTAAATAACGTTTAGCAATAGTACCAAAATATGAGAATGCTTTTGCCCCCTTAGCTGGGTTGAATAGATGTATTTTAGAGAGTAAAAATGTTATTACTTCATGTTGTAAATCCTGGATATTGTCTACTTCAGTATAATAAAATTTAAAGGTATGAATAATATTCTCAGTTAATTTAAAGAAAGCATAATGGATACGCTCACGATATATCTTATCTTTTAATTCAAAATCAGTTGTTGTGTTATACTCATTAATAGCATTTTCTGTATCTTGAGTGAAGTATTGAACACCTTTAGGTTTTCTTTTTTTAGCTTCTTGTATTTCAATCATAAATTTTTAATTTTAAAAGCATTCAATGTTTCTTGTAATTGTTTTATTTGTTGGAAAAAGAAACCTACTTCATCATCAGATTCAAATGATCCTCTAGCGTCTACTTCTTTAAGTTTTTTATCTGATAATTCGATTATACCTGACATTTTACTTAGGTACTCCATATATCCTGCTAGGATAGTTTCTTGATTTGATATAATATCCTCTTGACGCTCATTCTTCTTAAGAAGGTTAAAGGTCGTGAATCCTAAGACCACGACCATTAAGCCTAATATTATTGTTAATATAATCATATACTATCTAACATGTTCATTAAACCTTGAGACTTAACATTACTTAATGTTTTTGTCTTAATTGTTTGTTTAGGTGCTTTAGTAACAGCAAAATTATTTACTTTCTTAACTTCACCTTTTAATTTAGGATTCCATTCACGCTCAAATTCAATACGAGCAGCCATTAAATCTGCTTGATGAACAATATAAATTAATGAAGTACGAGGTTTAGTTTCTGGTGACCAAGACATTAAGTATGGCTTATTAGCATCATCATATAAACCATCATGTAGTTTAATTGTTAACCACTCATTTTTAGACATTTGGATACCATGAGAAAGTAATAAATGTAAACTACGATCTGGTACTGGCATGAATTCTAGACGATCATTAAATTTATAGTCTTCACCTAGTTTATCTTTACGCCATTGGTCATCCTGAGGGATATATGCTTCATGTTGCTCATCACCCATCTTACCTAGGTCATGATTTAAAGCTGAGAATACTAATTCTTCTTTAGTATAAGTAGATTCATCTACTCCCATTTCAATCCAAACATCGTTTAATTTAAGAGCGCAATCTACTACTCGTAATACGTGATCTACATAACCACCTGGGAAAGCATTATGGTATTCCTTCTTATGAGCAGCAGGCATTAACATGATGCGTTCTGAGTATTTAGAATAAAAATCTAATAATTGTGAACAACGAGGTTCACTGATGTAAGATTTAATAGTTTCCTCAAAATCTACCCAGTTTTGTTGGATTTGTTCTGCTGTTAAATTCATATTAATTATACATTGTTTGTTCAGACTCAACGAATAAACGAGTTTGTTCAATTATATCTTTCAGTTTATTAATACCTTCTAAATATACTTCTAGAGGTTGTTCTTGTTTAACGATAAAATTTAATTGGTTAGCAAGACTATCCATTTTATCTAATTGGTGTAATACGTTGTCTTTGTTTTTCATACGTTTATTATTTGTTTATATACCCGTGGTTACATTTCACGTCTTTTATTTCCTACGTTTTAGATGTTTCCTAAAACCCGTATCTATATAATACGAATTAGGACTTGTGAGGCCAAGCTATTTTTAAGAGGGGTTTGCTATGTCTTGTATTTTTTTAAGAAGAGCACAATTCTCATATTCTTCTAAATCTTCAAAATGAGAGAGTGCTGATGATAATGCTTTTAAGAAATGTTCATCTGAGTATAATATGAGACAATCACGATGCATTTGATTAGTGGTATCTATTTTAGAAATATGATCCATAGCCCTAGCGAACACCATCATACCACCAGCTAACTTAATGTCATCTATGTCTAATTTAGGATCAGATGATTCAAAGAATTCTATCATCTGTTTACTAAATACCTTATAATTTATGATTAACTTTTTAAACATTCCCATCCAGACAATAGGGTGACTTGATAAGTCTACTTGAGTAGTACTTTCAATTTCCTCTTCAGGAGACTTAAATGAGTTAAAAATATCGTCAATATTCATATATCTAAATATATGTTAAGTAGGGAAATAGCAGCTTTAAGCCGCTTTAACCATCAAATCAACCCTTTAATAATTGTTTGATATATCGAGTTTTTAACTCACTTATTTTATTTTCTAACTGTTTTACTCGTTTATTTAGAGTATAAAGATAAGTAATTGATAAAATTGTCTCAATAAGTAAAATAGCTGTTAATAATAACATAGTAATAAATTTAGTGCGCCCTACAGGAATCGAACCTGTCACCCGCTGATTATGAGTCAGCTGCTCTAACCAAATGAGCTAAGGGCGCTATTGTACTCAAGGCAGGAGTTGAACCTGCACGGGCTGCCATTATAATGACCACATCTTATTCAGACACTTTTTTACCCACGTTGTTATAACCATACGTTGCGTCTACCGTCGACCAGGGCCTTCTGATCCTTTCGCCACTTGAGCATATGATGAATATAATATATATATATTAGGAAGCCAAACTCTTTTTGATAAAAAAAGCCGGGCTTAACCCGGCTTTAAACAACTACTTATATTTTGCGTTATAGTTGTTCATCTGTATTAGTAGGTGGGGTATTGCCGTCATTTTGCGTGTTATTCTTGGCTTGCTGCTTCATTTTAACAATGTTTTCTATAACAGTTAAACCTAATCCACCACCAGCAATTAATGCGATTGAATCGAACATGAATTCAGGTGTGATATGTTCCTCATTCTTATAAGTAGCTATGTACGCTAAAGATATAACAACAAATAAAGATAATAGAGCAGCGAAACGTTTGCTTGAAGTATCAGAAGTGCCTGATAATAAGTCGGTAAAGAATTTTTTCATAATGTGTGTTTTAATATAAATACAACAAAGAAAGGAGCTTTCGCTCCCTTCTTAATAACCAATCCTAAATCAATTAAGCAGCAAACTCAGCTGCTAACTCATACAATTTAGCATTCAAATCTAAGTCTTGTTTAAAGTTCTTAATCTTACGAGCTTTTCTTACTTTAGCTCCTGATTGATATTCAAACATACCTTGAGTAATTTTTTCTTGAATCACATTAAACACACTCCATAAATCAGAACCACGATCTTCAGGTCTAGTAGCTGTAGTTAAGGCGTTATAATCAATTGCAATATTTTGCGCTTGTTCTTCACCAAAACGTATTTGAACTGCTTTACGAGCAAAATCTAAAATTTGTTCTTGAGCCAGTTGTGTTTGTTTAAATCGATTCATTGACTCAACTGCTAACGGTAATGCTTCTACCATTGTACTAATAACAGTTTGCAACTCAGTAAAATCATATCCGTAGTGACGAATTTTCATATTTTCAAACTCTTGGGTTGAAATTACTAAACCATTCTCACAAATCATTCGAAACAAACCAGCTGTGAATGTAAACGCATTTTTACCATCATGACTATTAGTTAATAGAATTTGTGGAAAAACATTATCACCATCAGCACCCTCAATGAACAAATCATTGTTACGGAACACTACTAAGTGTTTTTGAAAACCTTCACCTTTACGGGCGCGTACTTGTTTAGCGTCTACTACACCCCATCCTAGCTCTTCCATATCATCAATGATTTGTTTAGTTGAGATATGTGAATACTTCTGACTAGTACCTGGAGCACTTGTAGTTGTAAAAATTGAACTTGCTTTCTCTTTAATTTCAGAAGCAGTTAAAAACATGTTGTTGTTTAAATCTAGTGGCATAACCTTTATTTATTTGTTTTATTTATAATTCTTGAATTAATGAACACATACGACCAATTGTGTTTCTGTATTTTTCTCTATAATCCATTCTCCATGGATCCTTATCTATATCCTGAGCTAAAAGCACTGCCTGATCAGCGTATATCTTTAACTTTTCAGATGTTGAACCTTCAAACTCACCTTCTAAGGCATCAATTGTAGGTACAATAAATATCTTTTGAACTGCCTTACGGCCTCTTTTTTTAGGTTCAGCTGTGCTTACTTCTAATTTAACTTCTTGTTTCTTTGTCCCGGGTGGGCGACCTCTTCTTTTTTCCATAACCTTTATTTGTGTTTTTAATTATACCTAAATATAACATCCTTATCCTGGTGAGCCAAACTTTTAGTTAAAGATACTTACCACTCCAAATATAACCAAAAATACTGCTCCTAATACAACTGTGTGTGTAATGGTTCCATTTACTTCATCAATAAAATTAAATTCACGATTTCTTGTAATGTATCCTTTAACAAAACGAACAATTGATACTGTTGTGAATAGTGATAAGATAAAAATTTGTGTGCTCATAACCGTTATTATTAATTATTATATATTAAATATAACATCAACTCACCAGGAAGCCAAACATTCAACCGGAAAGGTTACTGAAAGATATTAGAACATTGAAAATTAATGGGCTAGACGATTTCTAGGGTAACATCGTCACCTACCTCACGAATCACTGCTAAAGCGTCCTGAGTTGCCACTACTATAGCTGAGTAATTATCATCATCATTTAACCCAACTACCTGCACTAAACCAGCTTCTTCAATTACTTCCTCAATTGAACCTACTTGGTCAACAATTTCATCTAATTGAGCTACTTTAAGATTTGAAGTTCTCATTTCATATATACCATAATCTCCTTTAGATAGAGATAAACCTGATAAAGCTTGTTTAATATCAAGTAATACTTGAGGTGGTTCAATAGATAGAATCAAATGATCTACCCCTATACCTTCCATCAAACTAGCATTACTTATATCTTCAGGAGTGAATGGAACAATAATTCCACCTACTTCACCTCCAATAAAATTACCACTTTGTAATCCTATAGGAGCTAATTTACTAATCCATAGACTCCAACTACCTGGGTATAAGATGTTATCTGAGAAAACTGTCTTATATGCTTCTAGTAACATAGTATACATCTTAATACCCAATCCTTTGCCACGGTACTTCGGGCTAACATACGTTAAATGTATCTCTGCGCCAGGTAGGCGATATGGTTTAGTGCGCCCTGAATTCGCGTTAATATATATTTTTTCTACCTCTACTTGCCCTATAACATAATCATCTAAAGTAGTGCCTTTAGTATTTACTAAATATAAAGTACCACGATAAGAAGAAGGAACTATAAACTCATAATCACCATCAGATATAAGAGTTGTTTTCTTAAGTATCTTAGGGTTGAATGTAGCACCAGGCTTTAGATCAAAGTCCTCAGAGTTAAACTTACCTCTACTTACAGTAAAAAATTCATCTTCAGGTATTTGAAAGTCTTCTAAAAATGCTATTAATACCTGTTCTAGGGTGATATTATCATCTAAGTCTCCACTACGTAGGTCTAATTCTTTAAGTAAGTCAGTGAGTTTAATCATGGTTATAAATATTAGAAAAGTAAGAGAGGTCCATGTGTGGACCCCATCTTATTGCACTTTAATACGTATATACTAATATACTATAGGGTCTCCAATTTGGTGTAAAACACCAATTTCTCGTAGCTTATCAAAAGCAGTTAGTGGTGACAACTTAAAGAATTCACGCTCGTGTCCTTGGTCGGAATCAACCCTTTGAGCAGCATATATCTTATGCATTTGTTGCTCAATCTTATACGCCGAACCTTTAGTAACAGGCAGCGCAAATTTAGGTACCCACTCGGTTAACACACCAGCACCATTAATCCATTTGGCACGCGTTGCGGGATCACGTTCGGTCATACCAATTTTAACCAAATCGGGGTAACCGGGGTTAGTAAGAATATAGATATATTCTATGTTATCTTTGGTACGAGATTGGATATCCGTGTTTTGTACACCAAATAAGTAAATCCATTCTTTAGTATCATCATCTATTTCAATTGGTACTTCAATTGAATACAACGTATGAAAATAGTTGAATATACGATCTACTTGTATGTTGCGTGCTTTAGATTTTAGCGCGAGATAGTTGGAATACCATTTACCTGCTAGCGGGTGGAAATCCGCATTGTCTAGGGTACTAGCAATGATAATCTCACCGGATTCTACCAAGTCTAACGCTTTGTTTAATGTGATTTTAGTTCGATACATAGGCGCCAATAGCGTTTATTAAACAAGCAATTGAAAAACCGATAAAGAACCAAGATGATTTATACCAAAATGATGTAGGTTCATCTTTCCATAATTTAGCATTCACAATATTAGTAATTGCAATTGCAGCCCAAAAAATAATTGATCCCATAACTTTTATTTATTTTTAGTTTTTACTATTCTTCCTTGATTACCTATACCATCATAATCAGCACATTCAATATATGATGAGGGTGAGGGTAAGTCACTATAGTGACACCATGTGTCATCTATTTCTATTTCCTCTTGAGGTTGCTTTTTCATTATTCTATTGTTAAGTTATCTTCTTGTAACATCTCTCTGATAACGTCTCTTAGACGGTAACATACATCCATTTCTTCAGATGTTGCTTGACCATTACCTTGTAATGCGCTTCCGTACTTGTGGACGCTACGTAGTTTTTGGTCTAGTTCCCAGATGAAGTTTCTATACTTGTATCCGTATAATGCGGAGTGTATTCCTTCTGCTTCATCAACGAGGTCAAATTCTATTGTTAATTTTGCCATAATTATTTAGTTTAAAATCGTGCTAAAGGATCTGAAGTGATGATACCACCATCTTTCTCACCTCGTGAAGTTAACATTTGTTCCTGTGGTATTACTTCGACTATAACGCCGTTAACAGTGAATTTACCACCCTGTTTTAGCAACTTCGTGAATAGCGTCGCGTGCTTAGGTTCCCATGTTTTACTCGCTTCTACTACCACTGCTTTGTCTACTACCTTACCATCGAATTTGATAGTAATGCCTTTTCTAATTGCTCTTGATGAAATCATATGTTTTTATTTTATATATAAATATACGTATATACTCACTCGATGCCAAACTTTTTGTTAAAGGAGTTTTTTCATTTCTTGCGATTTTTGATCAAAGGGGTTAGTTTGGAATTTGGGATGTGGTTATGGGTAATATATACGTATATACAAATCGGCGCGTAAAGATCGTTTACGATCTGAAGGTTGATCCATTCCACGGGTTTTCAGGACTACCGGGTATATGGATATCAACGCGCATGGTAGCGCTTACGTCGTACTGTATATGTACATACCGTGTACACGCGCACTCCCGCGACACAGGAGGATCAAGCGTGGTCAGATATGTAAACCACCTCTTCACTAGTCAGTGACACCGAAATTTGCTCGGCGATCGTCTTTACTAGGTTAGGTGACAGTTCACCATGTGGCACTTGTTGGCGATGCACTTCCATCATCACTAGTGCGGCGTTGTAGCTCATCGTTGTCATCATGCTTGGAAGTATGAGCGTACAAATTGATCACACATGTCAGCTGTACCTACCATTCGGCAAGCACCATTCCAGTCTAGTACCTCATAGGCGGGTGCGCTTGATGGGCAGTTGGAATAATTGTCTTCGGGGAACTGGCTCATTGTCTTACCAGTGGATTTGATTTGAAATCGTTTCATGTTCGTATGTTTTAATTAGTGTTTAATTTCGTAACTGAATAAGTAACCACAGTCATCATCGTACATGTCTATCTCAGCTGTTACCAGACCTGATAATTGAGACATTATGTCTTCGTTTATGCGTTGCCAGTAACCGATTCTCAAATAACGCTCAGTGCCTCGGAATTGGATATCACTAGCGTCGTAACCGTTGTTTACTAAAATATTTTCGATTGCCGTTTCAACTGCTGTTACTGGGGCTTCATTGTCTGATCTAAATTTCATGTTATATCTGTTTTTAATTATACCTGAATATAACATCACCTGATCGGGAAGCCAAA